CGACGAGGCCGCGCACCAGTACCGCGAGTGGGTCCGCGAGCAGCGAGACCAGACCGCGGTCACCGAAGACTTCCTCGAGTGGATCCAGGACAAGAGCGACACCGACACCGAGATCACCATGAGCAAGGACAACGACAACGGCACGGAGAGCGAGGAGGAGGAGAAGAGCCTCGCCGAACAGAACGCAGAAGCGATCGACGACCTGACGGACACCGTCAAGGACCTCACCGAGGAGCTCTCGGACGACGGAGAGGGCGGCTCGGAGAAGTCCGCCGACGCCAACGGCGGCGACGGCGGCGAAGAGGGAGAGGGAGACGAGAAGTCGCAGGCGGAGAAGAACGCCGAAGCGATCAATGAACTCGCCAAGTCGGTCAAGAGCCTGGCGGAGGCTTCGGGCCACAGCCAGCAGCTGGACTACGACGGCGAAACCGAGAAGGACGCCGACGAACAGCCCGACGAGGGCGAGGTCAAGAAGGCGTTCCTCGGGCTGTAACGCGACGCAACTGACTATCAGTAGACACCTGAAATTTCCATGGCATCCCGAACCATCGACAACGACCTGAGCAACATCACTGAAAAGAACGCCCTCACCGTCGCCGATCTCGACGCAGGGGGCACGCTCCCGGACCCGCTCTGGGACGAGTTCTGGACGGACGTCATCGAGCAGACGCCGCTGCTCGACGCCGTCCGGACAGAAACCGTCGGCGCGAAGAAGACGCGCATCCCGCGCCTGAACATCGGCGAGCGACACCGCCGACCGCAGGACGAAGGCCAGTGGAACGAGAACGAGGCAACGGTTTCCACTGGCCACATCGAGATCCACACCGAGAAGGGGACCGTCGCGTGGGACCTCCCGACCGAAGTCGTGCGCGAAAACCCCGAGGGCGAGGCGCTGGCGGACAAGATCCTCGACCTGATGACCGACGCCTGGTCGGCCGACGTCGAGGACCTCGGCGCGAACGGCGACGAGTCCGTCGCCGATAACTTCGAGAGTCAGAACGACGGCTGGATCTCCCTCGCGGAGGGCGAGGCCACGACCATCGACGCAGCTGACAACATCCTCGACAACGACATGGTCGTCAGCACGATCGCGGGTCTCGACTCGAAGTACCGGTCGCGGATGAGCCCGGCGCTCATCGTCTCTGAGGACCAGCTCCTCAGCTACCACTACACGCTGACCGACCGAGACACGCCCCTCGGCGACAACGTCCTGATGGGCGAGGCGGACGTCAACCCGTTCAACTTCCCGATCATCGGGAGCGGCCTCTGGCCTGACGGCTACGCGATGTTCACCGACCCGCAGAACCTCATCTACGCGCTGTACCGCGAGCTCGAGATCGACGTCCTCACCGAGTCCGACAAGGTCTCGGAGCGCGATCTCTACGCCCGGTACTTCATGCGAGGCGACGACGACTTCCAGATCGAGAACACCGACGCGGCCGTCCTCGTCGAGAACATGGGCGACCCGCTCGCGAACATCAACTTCACGGCCTAACGGTGATGGATGATGTCTGAACGTACCATTCGTCATCGAGAAGATGGCCCGCGCCGATTCACCCGACTGGGTGTCGATATCGACACCGAGCCAGGGGAAGAGGCCACCGTCGACAGCGACGTGGCCGCGGACCTCGTCGACGAACAGGAGTACTTCGAGTACGTCGACGAGTCTGCGGCCGATGGCGACAGCGGTGACGACGGCTCCAGCGATGACGGCTCGACCGAGGGGGAGTCATCCTCCGACGGCGAGCCAGACGCCGACGCCGACAGCACCAGCGGCAGCGAGGGGTACGAGTTCGACGGCGAGGACGCGTGGTTCGACGACCACGACGACTACCAAGCGCGCATCGAGCGCGTTGAGTCCGGCGACGTCGACGACCACCTCGACACGATCGCCAACATCGAAACGAGCGATCAGGTGAAGGACGCGGTCGGCGTCCGACGCGCCGAGATCGAGGGGTAAACTCCCATGCCGCTCCAGCCTGAAGAGGTCACCTCCGAACTCCCGTTCGATGCCGACGCGTTCGGCATGACCGAGGCGGACTTCAACAGCGAGCTGGAGTCGTACATCGCGACAGCCGCAGAGCGCGTCGAAGACTGGCTCGGCGTCTCACTCGAACCTGAGACAGCGACTGAAACGCTCTCCCGACCGTCGCACGTTGATGATCACGACCTGCCACTCCCGGACCGACCGGTACAGCAGGTTGCCTCGGTCACGATCGACACCGACCGAGTGAGCGGTGACGACGTCGACGCGGACGACTACTGGGTCGAGGAGACCCACCTGGAGCTGAAGCCTGACGCGAGCCGCGACTCCTGGCCGACGGATCGTCGGTCGATCACCGTTGAGTGGACGCACGGCCTCGAGGAGCTCCCCGAGGGCGTGAAGAAAGCGATCATCCGGCTGGTCCGAGCTCGGCTCCGGGCGATCACTGCGGACGGCATCTCTTCCGACACGATCATGGGAGACTCGATCTCCTACGAGCCGGAGGAGATCGTCATCCGTCGCGCCCGGGGCGACGCCGCTGGCTACGAAGCACCGTCCTACTACAGAGGTGCGGCCTCGGTATGAGCTTCCCGTCAGCGCCGGCGAAGGCTCGCCAACGGCTCCAGATGCACGGCTCCGACATCACGATCCAGCACTACGAGATCGAGGATGGCGGCTCCCGTGGCAGTCGGCCGGTCGAGTCCGAGGAGCAAACCGTCAAGGCGTACGTCCAGGACAAGTCGGCGTCGACGAACCTTCACGAGCTGCTCGGCCGCGAACTCTCGATCGACGTCCGGTTCCGCGTCCTCAAGGCGGCGATGCACGAGGACCTCCGCGATGGCGGTCACGACGGCGCGTCCCGAGTGACCTACCGCGAGCGGACGTACGTCGTCGAGCACGTCGAAGACGAGGGCGATGGAACGCTGACGCTTCACTGCTCAACCTGGGAATCAGACTAAGATGATCGACAACTACGACGACCGCAACCGAGAGAAGACGCTCGACGCGGTCAGCGACTTCTCCGGCGAGCAGCTCAAGGCGTTCATCGAGTTCGAGAAGGCCCACAAGAACCGGAAGACTGTGGTCGAACCCCTCGAACGAGAGCTGCTCACGGTGACGTCGGTTGGCCGTAACTACGTGGCCGGGCTCTGGTTCGACTCGGACACGGACGAAAAGCTGGTGCGGCGGTCGCGCCGCATCGAGAAGGCGATCGACGCCGGCGACCTCGAGGTGGTCGGCTGATGGTCGAGGACAAAAACAACCTTCCCGAAGCGCGGGAGGCACTCGAAACCGGGCTGACAGACGGCATCGAGAAGCTCCATCGGCTCTGCCTACGGCGGCTGGTCAGGAACATGAGCGATGGGAAGGACGCGCTCGGGAATCCCTGGGAGCCGCTGAAGGCGTCGACGATCCGAGCCAAGGGTTCGGACACACCGCTGATCGATGACTCCCGGCTCATCACGAACATCAACGTCGCGTCGGAGATGAACCGGAAGACCAAGACGTCGGTCATCGGGACGAATCTGGACTACGCCAAGCACCACGAATACGGTGCGCCGGAGGCCGGGATCCCCCGGCGTCCGATCTTCGGTCCCGTTGCCCGCCTGGCGGACAAGAAGGCTCCCGAGGTCCTCGGCGAGGAGATCGCGCTGAAACTCGACGAGGCGGAGGTCTAATCGGGGATGCTGACAACTCCCGAAGAGGACCGCCTCGAAGCCAGCCTCCCGACCGAGGGCCTCACCGTCGACTACGAGGGTGAGTCGTACACGTACGACCTCACACCCTTCTGGAGTGGCGGTGACGACGCGGGCGATGATGCGACTGCCGACCCGGACTACCCGGCACTCGTGTTCGGGTGGAACGCCCAGTCTGAGCCTGCTCCCGAACGGCAGCCCGCCGACAACGTCGCGGCGATCGACAACCCCACCGACGTTCCGGAGTACCGCGAGACGGAGACCACCGAGGTCCTCGACGAGCTGTCGGTAACGGTCGCGGTCGAAGCGGCTCACGACGCCAACGGGGTTCCACCGCAGGTCCGTGGCGGGCAGCTTGCTCGCCAGCTGTGGCGGTTCACCAACTTCGACCTCGACCTCAACAGCGTCGGTCCGGATGGCGAGCGCCCGATGCGCGTCGACGTCCAGGGCGGGCCGACGCCGAGCCGCGTCAAGAACACATACCGGCTCGAGTGGGCACTCCGGCTCCATCACTCGGAGACCAAGGAGACCGTTCACGAAACGGTCGAGACCGTCGGCGTCGAGGCTGAACAGACACGAGACTAACCCCTTACGAACAAACACACATGACGACAGTTTCACCGGTCGAAATCGACGTTTCGGCAGAGACCGCTGCACTTCCCCAGGAGACCTTCACCGATGTCGCGGTGATCGGGACGGCCGCGAACGCACCGCCCGATGCTGCCTTCGGCGAGGTCAACCGCTACGGAAGTGCGGCTGAAGTAGCGAACGACTACGGCGACGGCTCCGACGTCCACACGGCGTCCCAGGCTGTCGCCGAAAACGGCGCGGACTTCTGGTACGTCCTCGTCCTCGAACAGACTGAAGTCGTCGACGAGGCCGTCGACGATGGCAATACCGTCGAGCACACGCCGATTCACGGCAACGCTGGCGTCACCGCAGACGCTCGGGATGTCGTCTACACGGCTGACGACCCGGTCGCAACGCCCGAAGAGGGCGAGGTCGCGGTCAACACAGGGACTGGCGAGATCTCCACCGGCGACGGGACCAACGCGACGCTGACGTACTTCCACGTCGACTGGAGTGGCCTCGAAGAGCTCGAGTACCAAGGCGTCAACCGCGCCCATCTCGCGGACACGCGAGCCGGTCGCGGGCACATCGGAGACTACGACGAGTTCGTCGCCTGGGCCGCGTCCGCCCGCGTCGGCGTCCCGCTCCCGATCGAGGATCCGCGGCAGTTCGAGAGCGACGACGAGGCGATGGCTGTCGCTCACGACGTCGCCGGCTACGTCCCGGCGGGCCACGTCCTCGGGATCACCGCGAAGGCCAGCGGCGACGTCGGTGCTCACCAGCTGGGGAAGATGGCCGTCAACGATCCTTGGCGGGACTTCCATATGGACGGCGAGGGCTACCCCTTCGCGATCGACGGCATCAAGGGCAGCCTCATCGGCAACCCCGGCGTGAACGACACGTTCGTCGGCGGCGACGCCGACGGCAACGGGCCGACCAACGTGCTCGTCACGATCGAGGGGACGAACACGCTCTGGCGAAGCGTCTCGACGGCTGGCGCTTCGAGCGAGTATCAGTTCTTCGACGTAAAGATGACCGAGGACTTCGCGATCTCAGTCATCCAGAACGCACTGATCAGTCGGCAGCTGAACCGCGACCAGATCCCGTTCACCGAGGATGGTCAATCGATGATCGAGGACGCCATCATCGCCAACCTCAACGAGTTCGTCGGCGGTCCCGACGACCCGTTCGCCGAGGCCGATATCACGGTCCCTGCGCCCGAGGACATCCTCGAGGACGACCGAGATAACCGGCAGTGGACCGGCATCAAACTCGACTACCGGCTGACCGGCAGCGCCCAGACGTTCAGCGTCCAGCTGACGCTCAGCGTCTGAACCTCGCTCCGAGTCAGTCACCCTCACTAACACAGAAGGTACACACAAATGTCACAGTACGATAAGGACGAGGCTACAGTCCTCGTCGATGGCGTGCGGGTTGAACAGATGAAGAACTTCGACCCGCCGGAAGAGTCCTATGAACGCGAGTTCGACGAGACCGTCGGCGATGATGACGACGTCCTGCTGTCGGACAACAACCCCGAACTCGAGGGCGAGATCGAGGTTTCGCCGACATCGGGCACGATCCCGACGCTCAACAGTCTGACCGAGTCGGGTGACGAAACCACGATCACGGTGCGGTTCCCGTCGGCCGACGCCCGCGACAGCGAGACGTACGTCCGGGCGGTCTTCACGAACAAGGCGTACGCGAACAGCTTCGACGACGACAACACGTCCCCGCCGAACCGGACGTACACCTGGATCGCGAACGACACGCAGTAACACATGAGCAACGACATCGATATTCAAGAGCTCGAGGAGCAGGACTGGGATGTCAGCGACGACGATCCCCGCGAGGAGATCGAGTACGAGTTCCTGAACGGCAACACGAAGCGGTTCCTCGTCCAGGACCCCGACACCAACGACCTGCTCGACATCGTCGCGGTCGAACCAGGCGAGGACGGCGATATCGCAGAGAACCTCTTCGAGATCGTCAGCGCCGCCGTGGTCGCGCCCGAGATCACGCTGGAGCGGTGGCAGGACGTGCGTCCCGCAGACCGGATCGGCCTCGCCGACGAGGTAGCTGACGTCATCGGTCTGAACAAGCTCCTGGGGTTTACCGACGCTGGGCTCGAAGCCCAGCTGGACGACTCACAGTTAGAATCGCTCGAGAGTGGGGCGTCCTGATCGAAGAGGTCGACGCCTGGCCGTGGGAGAAGAAGCTGTTCTACGGGATCTGCCTCGCCGAAACCGAACCTGATCACGAGGGGACATCCGACTTCGACATCGAGGAGTTCGCCGACATCGACGGGGTTCCAACGTCGCCGTCGGATCTCCCTAAAAATCCGTGATCACTCGACGGGACGCTCGAAGATATAGTAGGTGCTGTCTCCCGACAACATTGCTGTTTCAATCAGTTGCCATCCGTCCTCAGCCATCTCGTTGAACTTGTCCTCGGCTTTGTCTTCGAAGTCAGCCCAGACGATTTTGACCGTTCTGTACTCGAACCGCTGATCCTGCGACATAGTTCGTAGTTGACCATTACGGCAGATAAACACACCGACAAAAACGATGTTAGGAGGAGGTGGAGGAGGCCACCGAACGATCGCGACAGTCCTCACCGCCCAAGACAACGCAACCGGGAAACTCAACCAGGTTGAACGGGCCGGCGACGATGTCGCCGAATCAGCATCCGAGGCAGAAGATCGGATCCAAGGACTGAGTAAGGCATTCGCCGCAACTGGAGTAGCGACGGCTGCACTCGGCGGGTCGATCGCACTTCTCACTCGCCGGTTCGGACAGCTGGGTCAGCAGTTCCAGACCATCCAGACGACATCCGGCGCGACGGCTGAGGAGATGCAGCAGATCCGTAGCGCGGCGAAGGACGTCAGTACGACGCTCCCAGTCACGCTTGCTCAGTCCACACAGGCGATGCAGGCGTTGTCGTTCGCTGGTCTCTCGGCGTCGGAATCGGTCTCCGCTCTTGCAGAGACGAGTGAGCTGGCTGTCGCCGCGAACATGCGGGGCTCGGAAGCTGCCGAGGTTGTCGCCCAGTCGATGAACGCATTCAACCTCGAAGCTGAGCAAGCCGACGCGATCGTGGGGTCGCTGGGTTCTACCTTCAGTAACTCCACAACGCGAGTGAGAGAACTTGCCCAGGCGCTGACCAACGTCCAGTCGACGGCTGCCTCGGCCGGTCTCTCTGTTGCGGGAACCGTCGGCGCACTGGGGACGCTGGCGGATAACGGGATTCTGGCCGGAAAGGCAGGGACGTCTCTGGACGCTGTCCTCAGTCGACTCACTGGAAGTAGTAGTGAGACCCAGGAGGCTCTGGACGAACTCGGTCTCTCGACCAGCGACTTCACGAATGAAGCTGGCGAGCTCCAGGACATCTCGTCGGTTATGACGACCCTGTCCGGCCAGATGGAAGATGTTGCCGAGCACGAACAGATCCGCCTTGCGCAGCAAATCGCTGGCCGTCGAGGAGCGCGGGCACTGCTTCCCCTCATCAATCGGACTGACGAGCTGCAGGAAAAGATCCAGTCGAACCTGCGCGCAGAAATCCAGGGTGCGATCGGCGATATCGCGGAGATGAACGAGCAGGAACTCGAGACGACGTCCCAGGCGCTTGGGATGGAAGTGTCGGGGGAGACGGACACACAGCAGCTCGTCTCCAATCTCCAAGATCTGGACGATCAGGGCGAGTCGACCGAAGCGATTGTCTCTCGCCTCCAGGTCGGGCTGGGGCTCACCGAACAGGCTGCTCAGTCCTTCGCGACGGAGATTACGGAGACGAACAAGTCGGCCGAAGAAATCGCGCAGAGTATCGGCGGTGTAACGACGGCAGCGGAGCTCGCGGAGGACCAGACACAGACTCTCTCCGGACAGATCGAACAGCTCCGCTCGTCGATGCAAGTCCTCGGATTCGAGATATATCAGGGGACAAAACCCGCTGTCTCCACGCTCGTAACCGGACTACGTGGTATCGTCGAACCCCTCTCACGGAACGATTCAGCAGCGCGAGCGTTCGGCGCTGGGCTGGTCGGTCTCACAACTGCTACCGGCCTCGCGACGGCTGCTCTCGGCGCACATATCGTCCAACTGAAGATAGCGAACATCCTTCAGAAAGCACACGCGAGCCAGACGGCGGCAGGAACGGCGGCGCTCTGGGCGAAGAGTACGGCTCTCGGGGCGGCCTCTCGGGCGCAGTGGTTGATGACTGCCTCGACGAGTCAGCTCCTCGCGGCAACCACCGCGAAGACGGCTGCACTCTGGACGTCCGTAACCGCGATGGGAGCGAGTGCGGCTGCCAGTCTCACCGGCGCTGGAGCGATGGGTATCTTCTCGGGGGCGGTCGGAATCGCGACGACGGCTGTCGGGGCGCTCTGGACTGCCCTCGGCCCTATCGGCTTGCTGGCTGTCGGAATCACTGCGGCCGTCCTCGGTTTGGCAGCAGTAATGAAAACGGACCTGTTCGGAGCCGGCGACAAGGCAGCGGGGATCCTCGGGTTCTTCAGCGAGAAGGCCGGCCAGGCGTGGGCGATCACGGAGCAGTTCATCGGCATCCTGTTCGAGCTCGCACGGATCGGCGCGACGATCGCCGGGCTGTCCCTCATCGCACCGTTCGCGGCGGTGTTGAAGCTCCCCGATCTCATCTCCAGCGTCGGACCGAGGGTAAAGCAGGCGGCGATGGGTCTCCCGGGGAAGGTCGCCGAGGGACTCGCCAGCCTCGGTCCAGCGAAGTACGCACTGCCCGTGTTGGGGCCGTTGCTGCTCGCGAAGGACATGATCACGGATCCGAGCAAGTGGCTCGACGCCGGGAAGCAGATCCCGGGGATGATCGCGAACGGCATCAAGAGCGCCGCATCGAAGCCCGTCGACGCGGTCACCAACGTTGCCTCGGGGATCCGCGACCGGCTTCCGTTCTCTCCGGCTGAGAGGGGGCCGCTTCAGTCGCTCGGTGAGGCCGGGCCGGGGCTGATCCAGACGATCGCCGGCGGCGTCGAGTCGGAGGCACCGACACTCGTCTCGTCGGTCAGTAACGTCTTGGGGAAGACACCGCTGGGACAGGCGGCCGGTGCTGCCGCTGACGCAATCGGTGGCTCCGGTGAAGGCGGTAGTTTTGGTGGCCCTGGAGGGGGGCCAGGAAAGGGAACGCCTCCGATTGAGATCACGATCAAGCAGGACATCGACGTCGACGGCGGTGATGCAACCGAGGCGGAAGTCAGCCGAGCAGCGGGAGACGGCGCCGAGGATGCACTCTCTGGTGACACGCTCGACGCGTTCTTCGAGCGGCTCAGCCGGGAGGTGAACAACTGACATGTCTGACATCGTGACGATCGGCGATATGGTCCTCAGAGGAGTGACGAGTATCAACGACTCAGGAGCCTGGGACGCCCCAGAGAAGCGTCCCGAGAAGGGCTTCCAGTTCAGTACGTACGTCAAGCAGGAGCCAGTTGAAGTGTCGCTGGAGGCGTGGGTTCCAGTTAAAAAGTATCGCTCGCTCAAGTCGCTACGGGAAAGCAGCGAGCCGTTCCCGGCGTCTGTCGGGCAGGTCTCGATCTCTCGGGCGAAGCTGAAGGCGTTAGATACGTTGAACGAAGCCAAGCGCGACTCCCACTACCAGGTGTCGCTGACCATCAAGCAGATCACGGAGGCGGAAATCGAGACGGCGGAGATCTCGATCGAGACTGAGTCCGGTGCGATGGGGAGCGAGGCAGCTGGGACGGAGTCGTCGCTGGGGCAGCCCGAGGAAAGCGATGGTGGACAGGTCGAAGATGAGTCGGGCGGCATCGTCGATACGTTGTCTGGGTTTCGTGAATCTCTCTCGGGGGTGCTCTAACCGGTGGAGGAGATCCCGATCCCCCAGCGGCGCGCCCAGGATAAACGCCCGATCCACCTCGAGTTTATGCCGCGGTCGTTCCCCGGGCAGCGGTTGGCGCTCCGGATGGACTGGAACGCCGTTCAGGGGGAGTGGACGGTCGAGATCGAACATCTCCGACGGGAGTTCACGATTACGAAAAGCGTCGCGACCCCGTACCGACCCTATTCGTACCTGCCCTACCTGGTGTTCGTCTTCGCGGATCCGTCGGGCGAGGAGACGGCAGTCACGCCGTCGAACCTCGGTGACGAGATGAAGTTCTGGGTGCTGCCCGGACCGTCGGGACGGCGACCCGGGGAGGACTGACCGATGGCTGTCTGGCAACAGCATCGGAGCGTCGACGCCGGCGAGGTGTCCCTCGACGGACTCGACCTCGACATCCGGGTGCGGAAGCCGAAGGACGATCCGCTCGAGTTTGAGGTGACGACGTGGAACTTGACCGACGAGACGTGGGGGCGAATCGGGGATGGCGACCTCTGCCGGATCGAACTCGGCTGGGGAAATGGAACCGTCGAGACGGTGTGCCTCGGGACGATCGACACGCGGAACCGGACGCCAGCGAAGAGCGACGTCGAGTACACGCTCAAGGGCGTCGACGAGACCGAGGTGGTGACAAAGGTCAGCCCCGACAGCTCCTGGTCGCAGAAGGCGTGGGTCGACAAGCGCGCCGACCAGATCGCCGAGGCAATCGCCATCGAGATCGGGCTCTCGGCGCAGACGGAGCCCGCCGGCGAGCCGATCTCGGGATCGTGGTCGGTGACGCCGGACAAGACGGTGACCGGATGGCTGGATGAACTCGTCCAGATCGCCGCTGAGAAGACGGGCGTCGAGTGGGAGTGGTTCGCGGCTCGCGGGCAGGTGTACTTTCTCCCGCGGTCGGAGCAGGCCCAGGAGGCGCCCCAGCTGAGTTACGAGGGGATGCTGGTATCGATCGGCGAGAAGTCCGACACGAACGACGACGTTGAGGGGCAGCTGGAGTTCGAGGCGATGCTCGAGCCGCGCATCTCGAAGGGCGCTGCGGTGTACGTCGCGACGGAGGACTACAGCGGGCCGTATCGTGTGAGCGACTACGAGTTCCGCTCGTCAACGCAGTCCGGCGACCATCTCGTTCGGGGGACGCTGACGCCGATCGAGGCGGACTACTCCATCGAGGACTGATCACGTATGAACGCCTGGGATCAATCGACAATCGGATGTACTGACTGCGACGGGGAGGCCGTCGCGAAGAGCAACCAGTGGGGCAAGACCACCCACTACGAGTGTCCTGAGTGCGGCTGCAGGATCGACGCGGAGAATCTCTGATGTCGGGGAACGTCGATACGTTCAAGCAGGCCGTCCAATCGGAGATCCGGGGGATCTACACCCTCACCTTCGTCCGTGTCGAGGAGATCGACGAGGAGACGCGGCGGGCGGTCGTCTCGCTGAAAAGCGACTCGGATATCCTCATCGACAACGTCCTGATCGCGTCACCGTTCGCCCGGAACGGCGCCGGGATGATCACGCCAGTCAAGAGCGGCGACGAGGGGTTGGTGATGCACGCGCAGGAGCCGCTCACGAAGCAGATCCAGCAGCGCGGAGAGCAGCCGGCGGAGAGTGAACGGCGGTTCCAGCTTGAGGACGCCGTCCTGCTGCCGTTGCTCTGGCTTGACGAGGACGACATCCCAGAGCACGGCTCGAACGAGTTCGTGGTCGACCTCGGTGAGGACGCACCGACGCTCCGACTGAACGGGGAGTCGGGAGGGTTCCAGCTCGTCGACGGGAGCGGCCACGGCATCATCTCCGACGGCGAGGGGAACTTCACCTGGCACGCGCAGTCGGTCAACGTCACGGAGGGGCCGATCGAGTAATATG